AAGCCCGCCAAACATAGGTGGCGCAGCCCGCGCATCATCAAAAGCGCGATCTAATCCCTCAAGTCTTTCAATATCATCCGCTATCGCCCGCGCCCGGTTTTCGTCCGCCATATAGTTGGTCAGAGTCTGAGACCGGTTTAAAGCCCCAACAGCCGCTTGTGTCTGCCGTTCCTCACGCGGCAAAGCGCGGGCAACTTCGCGGGCGACCCCCTCTCGATCGGCCCATTGCCGCACTTCTGCTTCTTCATCTGGCCGAAAATCGCCAATGGCAAAACGCGCCGCGTTGGCCCGCGCAATGGTGCTGCTCATCCGAAGAGATGGCGTGGCTCCGCCAAGGTAAGCGCGTTGCTCGTCGTTGAAGGCAGGGCGCGGCGCTCCCGCTGGCCTTGGCGCGCCTAACGGTCGCGGCGCGCGATTAGGCGCTTCACTAGGAAACAGCAGGTCAAGAGGATCTTCTTCTTCCATTCTATCGACCTGTTGCCTGTAGCCCTGTTTCCAGTTCTCTAATATATGCTTGCGTCACCAAGCCTGGATTGGTTTGCACGTTGTATATTTCAGCTTCCTCTTCAAGGCGTTGCCTACTTTCTGGATCACGCTCGTTTCTGATAGCGGTTTGAAAGTCTTGGTACACTCCGTTTATAGCCGCTTCAATTCTTCGACGGTCTCGGCTAGGAACAACAACTTGCGCCCTTTCCTCTTCAGACAGCAAGCCCAGCTGTCTTCTTTGTCCGCCGCCAAACAAATTTGTAGGCCCGACAGTGACCGTGGGGTTTGTGCCAAAACCGCTCAACACAGCGGCGCGCTTTTCTGCGTCGGTCAATTCGCGGCCAAGACGCGCTTGCTCCACGCCAATCAGCTGCCTAGCGCGCACTTCAAAAGCGGCTCTGTCGTCTGGATCAATGTCAAGAGTGGTCATCAAAGAGTCGCGGTCGGCGGCTCTAATGGTTGCGCTTTCGCCAAGCCGCCTAATCCGAACAGCTTCTGTTATGTCTTCTCGCAAATAGCCATACCACGTTTCGCCAATCTGAGATCGCAACTCGTTAAGCTGTTGCGGCGTCACCGTCGTCAGGTCAGGAATGCTTTTAACAAAATTCAGATAGGCGTCATATTGCTCTTGACTTGGTTGCGCCGCTTCGCCCGTTGTACGCCTTGCTTGCGAGCGAATATACTCTTGCGCCGTTACAGAAAGGCCAGATGTAGGCAAGCGCCTAAGGGCTTCTGCTGGATTGGTAGCGGCTAAAGCGATCAGCTCATCTTGTAAGCGGACATCGTTTGCGGCGATGTCGCTTTCAGCGGCGCTAACGGCGCGGTTAAGCAAGGTCCGCGCCGCGTCCAAACGGTCTTCATCCACTACGCCATCAATCGTGGCCGCAGCCAGCGCTGCCGCATCTCGATCTCGCGCCCTGTTATCATCACGAGTAACGGGAATGTCGCGTAAAATCTGATCTGCAATCTGGCGCCCGTAAAACACCGCGCCCGCTTGTCGTTGGGTGCTTCGCGCCTCCACCAAAGCATCGGGCTGAAACTGACTCTGATACTGCTCCAAAAACCGTTCTGCAGCGGGGATGTTGTTGCTATCCAAAAGGCCAGCGTGCGTGGTGGCAATAGCTTCGCTGATAGCGTTGCGCGTGTTTAGGCTAATTGTTTCTGGGTCTTGACCTTGCATTGCGCCAAGACGGTTCGTCGCTGTGACAATGCGCGCTATGCTTTCAGAAACAACCTCTGGATTATCCGGGCTGGCAATCATAGTTTGTTGCGCTTGCGCCCTAGATGTCTCATAGGTCTCTGTTTCAAACGCTGTGCTTTGAGCGTTGAAGTGTCTGTTAAGCTGATCGCTTGCCCGCGTTTGCAGGGCAAAAAGCCTTGGGCGAAGGCGTTCTTGGACGTTGGCGTTAAGGCCGCCGGTGATGTCGTTGTAAGCGCGAGACAGTTCGCTTGTGTAATAAGAGATTGGCCCTTCCTCGCCAAAGCGTGAGTCACGTATGGCGTTCAAGCTAGACAGGGCCTCGTATTCGTTAACGCGCTCTTGCGTAATGCGCTCGGCTTGATTGAAGGCGTCAAGGGCTTGAGCCTCGTTAAGGTCATTCTGCCGCTGCAAAACATACTGACCCAGCGCGCTCCCAACGCGCCCCATGGCCTCGCCCACCTCTTGCATTTGGCGGCCAGGTAGGGTGGCTTGTTCCGACGTGATAACCTGCCGGGCCTCGCCTTGGCGGATCGTCGGTTGCAGAATTTGGCTCTCGTATGTTGGGACGCGCGGCATTAGTCTCGTGGCCCTCTTCGCATCCAGTCAGGGAATTCATAGCCCGCTTGCTTCAGGCTGGTGTAGGTCATTCCCGTTTGCGCAGCGCCTGTCAAAAGCGACGTTGCGCCAGCCAGCAATGGGCTGATACCTTTGGCTGTCGCTCGCGCCATCATAGCCTGATTGCGCTGGCCGGTGGCCTCCATGCGATACCCCCACGCTTGGCGCAAGGCATTGGCCTCGGCCATGTTGACATCACGCTCGGCGAGATAGTCGCTTGAGGTTTGCAGGGCGATCGCCGTCTCTGAAGTCGGGTCGATCATGTTAGCGCCGAGGGCTACACGCTGCTGGCCTCTGATCTGCCCCGCGCGCTCGCGGATGGCCTGTTGCTGCATCTGGCCTTGCAACATGGCGTCGCGGGCTTGGCCTTCGCTGATGCGCGCGTTGATCTCTGCAATGCGCGCTTGGCTTCTAAGCGCCGTGCGCTGGCCTTGGGCGGCGTAATAGGATCCGATGCCGCCCGTAACGGCTGACCCGGCCTGCAATGCTAGAGCAGCGGTTCCCAAGTCAGCCTCCGAATTGCAGGGTGGTCGTCATTGAGACGATCGTCAATGGCACAGGCGCGGCTTGGCGCACAATGATCTGCCCGTCATCGGTCCAAGCGGGCGGGATCTCAACCTCAATTTCGCCGGTGTAGAGGTTAGGCGGCGAACCGTAGGTCTCGTTCGTGCGGATCTTGGCTTCTTTAAGCTCATCCGTCGTCGGACCAATAAAGATGCCGCTGCTTTTGTACACCCGCAGCATGACCCTGCTGATGTTCTTCTTTGTGCCTTGGGCCAGGGCTTCAGCTTCGATGGCGAGCGGGAGCGTCTGCAAGTCGCACACAACCGGCAAGCCCACATGCACAAGGCTGGCGGCCTTGTCGAGGGTGATCTGCCCGCTTGTGACCACGCGGGAAGTCAAGACTGCGCCATCGGCGAGCACGGTGACCGTCTTGCCTTCAAGGTGGCCAAGGCCGCTGATCGTGGTGGCCGGTGAGCCTGAGTAGGTCAAGCTGCAATCAGACCCAATGAAGTCCTTCAGGTCAGGGAAGTAGCGGCTGGCAAGGCGTTCGACGTAGCGCTTGGTGCTTGTGCCAATCGTGCGCCGCACGACAGCATAAAGGATGTCGTCATTGCCTTCGCTGACGACAGCCACGCTTTCAAACACGCCGTCCTGGGTATCGTGATAGTGCCAGGCGTAAACCTGTTGCTCGGGAACATAGGTCATGCCCAGCAAGCGCCCGTCACTTGAGACGGCCCAGACGATCGGGGTTGGCCCTTTGGCGTAAGCCATGTCTTTGATTGTCTTGTAATCAAACAGGTGCGCCGCACGCAGGGACAGGTCGACTGAGATGTAGCTTTGAATGTCGTTGTCAAAACCGATCGCGCGCATGTGCCCGCCTCGCGCGGCGGCGTAGATCGCCACGGTGTTGGCCGTGACAGGCTGCACATTGCTCGCGCCGATATAGCTTTGCGGGCGGATCGTGATCGTGCTTGGCGTCAGAAGATCGCCAACGCTGGCAACGCGCCATTCCGCGCTTTCGGTCAGCAACAGGAGATCGCCGATCACAACAGCATGCTGAATTGTGTTGGCCTCGCGCGCAGCGATCTTGACGCTGATGGCGTCATCGTCTTTGACCGGGATGCTGTAATCCAAGTTGCTTTCGGTCCCGGCCTTGGTCATCCAGAAGGTTTGCGGGAAGAGCGGCGTTCCGGCAAAGACGCGGCGTTGTTCGTAATAGCACACAGCGCCGGGGAAGTCGGACGCAAACGGGTTTTGGTTGAGCGGCGGCGTGCGGCTTGTGTCTGGCGCAATGTTGTCGTCCACTAGGCTTGTGCCGGTGGATTGACCAATGAAGCCATAGAGTCCGCCGCTCTCGCGATACACATTGCGCCGTGCGCTGGTGGCAAAGTTAATCGTGTTGACTGCGCCTGTGTCAAACAACTGGTTGCTGGCGGTCACAGCCGCGCTGGCCACGCTTTCGTCAAGCTGATTGTCACTCACCCGCGTGGCCACGTAGCTGTAGGTCTGGGCGAGGGATGGCGACGTTCCTAAGGTCGGCGTCACGCTGGAGATCGTTGGCGCGGCCAGGGTTGAGCCAAAGGTGACCGTGCTCAAGACATACTTTGTCGCGCCCAGTCGCTTCAGCTCGCGCGGGGCGTAGTTAGGGTGGACGATTGTAATGATGTCGCCGCTTTGGATGTAGTGCAGGTCAAAAAGATCCTGCTCGGCGTAGGGCGACGGAATCTCATAAACCGTCGGCATTTGATACCATTGCCCTGTGGGGCTGGTGTTGGCCGTGCCGGTGTAGCCGTAATAGACAACCGTCTCGATGGGCTCAAGATCGATGTAAAGCCACTCGTTATAAAATGGGGGCGGCTGATAAGTGTAGGTGATCTCGCTGATGTAAAGCTTCTGGCCAATCACAACCTGTGTTGGCAGGGTCGAGCCGCTGTTAGTGTAGCCTGCTGGCGGGGTTGAAACAGGCCCTACGTCCTGCACCCATGTGGCTGTGATGACGGGCGTTGCGCCATATTGGTTTGCAGGGGTCGCGGGATCTGAGCCTGTCGAGCCTGCGACAGCGTACCACGTCGAGCCGCTGCGGGTGACAAGATCGCCAGCGACATAGGCCGTTGCCACATCCCACGCACTGACGCCAGTCGTCGGAGTAAGCAGCGTTGCGCCAAAGCTGTGAAAGCGGAAATAGGCGTTTCCCGCTTCGATGACGACAGTCTGGGTCGCGCTGTAGCGAAACGGAATCAGGCGGGTTGCCTTGGCGCTGGTCTTAACCTCGCGAACAAATTGCGTGCCAGGGCGATTGACCACTGGCCCCTGCGGGGTCACAACAAAGTTCCGACACACGGCGAGGCCGGTGTTGTTCTTAACGTCATCCAGCCGCCCGTACATTTCTGGGCTGACGATGCCGCCGTTGAATGACCGTGTGTAGGTCTTATTGCTCATGGGCTGTAAGGTTCATCGTTGTAGGGCCAGATAAGCGCGCGGTTGGCCAGCCATGGAGCAGTGTGGCGTGTGTCGTTGCGCACAGGACTGCGGCGGCGTTCGTTGGCGTCATTGGCTGCCGCTTTGGCCGCGTAGGATAAGCCGGTTTGCAAGGCGGCTTGGGCCGTGCGGACGCCCTGCTCGCCTTTGATGATGGGCCCTGCAAGGTGGCTGGCCAGGATCCAGCTCAGAGCCTGCACGAACCAAGCGGGAAAGCGCGCGCTGTCCGTCACGTCGGAGACGTAGCGCATGGTGGCTTCATCGCAGTTGGTGAAGATCACGCGCGTGCGGTTGATGTCGTTACCGATCTCGAACTCATACTCATGCGCGTCTTCGTCGAACTGCCGCGCGCCGGAGTAGATGCCGATGACCGTTACGAGATCAGACGGAATGGCGTAGCTATACTGCCATGGATGCGCCGGCGGGACGACTAACGACGCATCAGCCAGAAGCAAGCGCCGCGTGGCAAAGGTCCACGGGTGCATGCGCAACAACGTATCCAAAGCCAAAGGGTAAAACCGCGCGCAATGCTCGGCCTGGATCGATCCCTCAGGCGGGCTGATGCTGTTGATGTTGGCTCGGTCACCAATATGGCTCAGAGCGAGGTTGCAGATATCAATCACGCTGGCCATGGCGGCGTCCTATCACAAGTCTAAACGCTTGATGCGGCGAGGGGCTGGTTCGACTGCTGGTTCGGCTGCGGGCTCCGGTTCGGGCTCAGCCCCCCTTCGCTCCACAAGCTCGAACCAGCTGCCGGCCATGTTGTCAGGCACAGAGAAGACCGTGCCGGGACGAACCCTAGATCCTTTGTAAAAGCCTAAAGCCGTCGCCTTCACGATCTTCATCTGTACCCTCCGTCAGTTAGAGATTGATGCTTGCGCCAGGCGCGTTAGCCGTGGCGACCCACTTCGACGGATCTTTCGTCAAGAAGGCGTCGATCGTGCCCGCCGTGGTCGTGGTCGTCGCCGTGACGCAAAGGACGCCAAGGTAACGCTCGTAGGTTCCCAGAGGGAGAGCAACCATGGCAATCGTCGCACCCGCGTTCAGCAATGCGCTGTTCGCTGCTGCGTCGTCAGTGACGATCGTACCCGTGTCAAAGTGGACCGTGGCCGTTCCGTCCGTGGCGATCGCCGCCTGGGCGTCAGAAGCCAGCTGAAACCGGATCGTACCGGCAGAACCGCCGGTAATGATCTCCGTCGCGCCGGTCTTGATGACCAGAAACAACGGTTCTCCATTGCCAACGTCCTGGGTCGTGGCGCCAAGGTCGATCACGTCGCCGATCAGAGCCGTGCCAGCCGAAGCCGCCACGGACACGTTGTCGGCGAACTCAAGTCTTTCGTCCATAATCATAGGAATGTCTCCTGTCCGTTCGCTTTAGGCGACGCCGGTTTCAGTGTTGAGAAGGGCGTCGCAGCGACGCACAGGGATGCCCGCGAAGGCCAGCACAAGCTTGCCGCCGATCTGCTCCATCGTCAGGGTTGAGCCTGCGACCTTTTCCAGCATTTGGCGACGCAGGAAGGAGCGGGCGCGACGGTTCATGTAGAACGCCGGGCGGCCAAGGGTCAGGCTCGGAGGCACATCGAGCGCTTGGGTCATGAGGTCCAAGAGATCGGGGCCAGAGGCTGCATCGCCAACGAGGTCTTCGCTGTTGTATTGGATGCGAACCACATAGCGCCAGTCGCGCACAGAGAGGCCGCAGTCCCAACGATAGTGGGTCCGGTAAGCTTCCATGCGCCCGCCGGAACCGTCGATGTTTTCGATGGTCACTTGCCCCTTGTCGGTCATCTGCAAGCCGCCGATAGACGCCTTGGGATAGATGCCGTGGCAGGTGTTCTCACCCCAGCAAATCAGCCAAATCGACGCGTTGTCAGTGCCGTCCGGTTGGGCATTGCTTTGGCGAATGATGTTCTCGCCATTCTCTGCCGTGCTGAGATTGAAGCGCGGGGCAAAGCCCGTGATCTCCTCAGGCGCGGTGGCCTCGCTGGCGTAAAACAACGAAGACGCAAACTCTTGGTTCATGCCCTCGATGTGCGCGCGATCCTCAGACAAGCGGAACGCAGCCGTGTTGCCGTTAAGGTCGGCAAGGGCCTTGTCCACTTCGGCGTAAGCTTCGAGCATCCCGCAGGTGTCCGTGACTTGCACAGTGCGGGACTTCGTCGGCTGCACGCCGCCGTAGAGCTTGCGCCAGGTCGGGGCCGGAAGGCCTGAACGGATCGTGGTGCGGTGGCCGGTCGGCAGGTTGCCTTCCATCCAAACCATGTCTTCGAGGATTTCGTTGGTCTCCGCAAGGATCTCAACGATAGTGTCAATTTTGCCGTCCGGATCGAGGCGCTTGGCCACGTCCATCAGCGTGGGGTGGATAGTCGAAAGGGTTGCCATGGGGCTGTATCCTTACATCATTACGTTATGAGAGG